CGGCCGATTGGTCCTGCAGGTCGGCAGACTCGTCCCGCAGCATGGCCTCTTGTTCCGTCGTGATGATTCCGGTTGTGTTGTTCAGTTCCATGATGATACCACCTTCCGCCGGGATTGCCGGCATTTAAGTACGACTGCTCTTGACTCTCGTTAACTTGCATTCGTCTTATGTCTAATTATAACATAGTATCTCGAGACAAATCTCTGTGAATTTTTAGACGGCTTGCCTAGCTTGCGGTCGCGGAGCCGGAATAGCCAGGGAGAAGGAATTTCAGTCTGTAAGGCACATTCGTCCGGAATAGTCGGCATAGTGAACCGGCGTACTGGTCCTCCGGCCGGTGTAAGTTGCTCCCCGGACGTTTATTTCGCACTGAAGTTCCGATTTTTAGGCAGATGGGGGGCCCGGGGGAGATAAGTCCTCCCTACTACTCTACCTTATTCTGTTCTAGGAGAGCTGTTAGACTAGCTCTCTATGAAGCGTACTAACCGAAGCTAGTACGCTTGAAGAGAGTTAGGCTTTATTTACTGGTGTTCTTTTTAGTGATGAAGTTCTTGATCTGCGTAGCAAGACCTTTGTGCATCTTATCACCAGCTTCCAGGTCGCGAATCAAAGCATCCGCAGTGTAGATCAAGCCGGCAGCCGCTTTGTTGATGCGGAGTTCTTCCTTGGCTTTGAACCAGGACAACGCGGGCTCGGTATCGATCATAGGCTGAAGACCAGAACCGTTAGCTTTCATGACATGAGAGACATACTCCTTAGGAAAGGAACCATTTTCGAGCATAGGATAGATCTGTTGAGGGTACTTACCTACGAGACGAGCGAACTGGATTACCGTAGATAGGTTCGACATAATGCACCTCCGAAATAGCAGCCTCTCACCTGCTTATGTCCTCGCTGTTATGGAATACTATTTGCCTACGCGATTGATCAAACGATGAAAGCCCATCCGACGATAAGCCTTATCGCATTCCATGTACGTGTAGCCGACGCCTTGGAACTTGACAACAACAACATCCATCAGCTCGTCGCTGTCATAGGTTTCGAAGATCGCATCCATGGCAGCCTTCAGGACATAGGTATCCTTCTGAAGTTTCGACCATTTGCCGTCGTAACGGGAATAGTACGCGCGATCGAATTCCTTCTTGTTGATGCCCTGGAAAACGATCTCCATGTCGTCGAAGTCGCTCGCTCCGTCGAGAACTGCGTTCAACGCGGCCAGGATAATTTTCTGTGTCTTAAACATAGAACACCTCCGATATGAGAGCCTCTCACCCCTCTATGTCCTCGCTGTAATGGAATACTACTATTTACTTAGGAAAGTAATCCCAGCACAACTTGGCAGCCACCTCCTCTAATTCTTTCATCTTTCTGGCACGCTCCTGGATATCGCGGTCATCGGTCGGAACGATTTTAGGCTCTTTCCCAGGACACAGCTCGAGAATGTAGAACTGGTCTACACGCCCTTCCCAGTACATCTTTTTGACTCTACCACAGTACACGCTGGAGTTCTGTGTCTTTCCTTCGCAAAGACCGGTCCAACCGGCTTTGCAGATCAAAGAGACTTTGTAACGGTATGACTCCTTGCCATCATCACTGGTATACCGGATTAGAGAATCTGTTAGCTCGATATAGGCATGACGACGCATTATGCCTTCTGCATCAGGAAGAGACACCCAATTCTTCCAACCATCATTCTGGATGCCTTTCTTTTGAGTCTTGACGGGTACACTGAGACCTGTGCCAGAATTGAATTGATTGATCTTTTTCTCCATGGTGAAATAATACCTCCTTAAGGTATGTTTGTAAGCCTCTCACCTTACGAGTCCTCACTGTATGACCCGAAAATACGCGATAAAGAACTACCAGAAGCGATTAATCATTGAGATATACAGCGTTTAAAGCGCTATATGCGCGTCTTACATCCTCCACTGTATTTTTGTTGTAATGATTCGCGATCGCGTCGTCGGACATGCCTTCCGACCTTTCAAGAAGAGCTTCCAGAGCACCAAGCGCGACAACCAAATCATCCATAGCGATCATCATCTGTATCTCTCTAGGAGCTTTTCCGCAGAACATTTTGTACAGTTCGCGAGTTCTGAAACTGATATAGATACTGGTACAGCGCTTCCAGGATTCTGGAAACTGCTCTACGAGTATTCTCATGTTAGTCACCAGGTTCTGTGGATACACGTAGAAACGGTTGCGCAACGGATTACACCACATAACCACATAGCCATCCTTGTCGATACTATCGATATAGAACGTATGATTCTCGAGGTTGACGCCAGTGCAGATAGCGACGCCTTCAGTAGACCAGGACAGGATAGCTTTGTTGATGTTGTTGTTAGACATGAATAAACACCCCTAATTTTTACACGGCCTCTCACCCGTTGAGTCCTCTCTGTTATGGAATACTATTGATGCTTACGGCAATTCGGATTTTTATTAACATATTGCTTACAGCCGTAGCAATCAGCACAATCGGAGCAGGTGTCGCATGCGCAGCTGTGGCAAGGGTTCGCCGGATACAGTCTGCCGCACATCTTGTTGATGATCAGCAAACCAGAGGCGAAATTGGCTTTGATGTCATCGGGCTGGTCGTGAGAATCAGCGATAACATCAGCATAGTCATTGTTTACGAGATCGAGACAATGTCCCAGCTGCAACTGGAGCGCTTTGTTCGACTGGTGATACTGCTGGACGTCGTAGAGTACGGAGCTGATGGTCTCGAACATCATCCAGCAACCTTCGCCGTCTTGGTGTTCGGCTTCAGCGATGTACTCTTCGCCAAGGATAGGGAACGCGATGCGGATGGACTCTTTGCATTCGTTGATCCAGGATTTGTTCGTGAAATTAATCATGGTGACACCTCTACTATTTTTGCAGCCTCTCACCTGCGTAGTCTTCTCTGTAATGACCTAGATCGCGAGGGATGTTACTTCGTCTCAGTGGCAGGCGCGTTTTTGGCGGTCCAGTACTTGCGAAGAGCTTTGCCCAATTTCTTGTCGTCCGCTTCGACCATCGCTATGAACGCTTCTGCAATCATCGCAGGATTAGCTTCGACTCTCTGAACGGCCTTCTTGTCTTTGACCTGTTCACGAGCGGCAAAGAACGCTTTGGCTTCGGTGACTTTGATGTACTGCTGCTCTTCGCCGTTCTTGTCACGGCGAATGACGATGAGCTCCTTGGGAACGGAACCGTTCTTGACCATGGAGTACATGTGAGGACCTTGGATCCCTAACACCTTGGTACCGAAGTGGTAAATAGACATTTCATCGTAGCTCTTCACCATTCCATGCTCTGTCACCGTCCGCAGATAGCCTTCATAGTCTTTTAACATGTTGACTCCTCCTACTATTTGATTTTTACTAACGTAGTCTTTCCATCCTTGTCGGTTACTTTGACGTAGCCCTGAGTGCCTCTCACCACTCTAGTCCTCGCTGTTCGGGAACTGTGGGTTAGACTAGTCGACAATCCACCTCCAAGCCATCTTCGTCCAACGCGTACCAGGTTACGTATTCACCCATCTCGGGATAGATGAGCGGGAGAAGTTCATTGACGATCGCTATTGCTTTAGCCTGAGTATCAACTTCCCACTGTACGTCTTTGATTCCAGTACCAGGAGAAAATCCTCCAGACACTTCGAATTCGTGATACTTTTTGGTATACTGATAGTACAACTCATCGCTATGAGTACCGAAATCCACTCCGTAGTTGATGATCTGAGACTTGATGTCGAAATCTTCGACGCAGATGTTGATGCGGTCCAGAGCACCCAGTACAAGAGCTTCAAGCTCTCCTTTGGTAATCCTGATGTTGTTGACATTGAAACTGATCGAGAAATTGTTGACTTCTGTTACTTTCTTGGACATACTACACCTCTACTATTTTTGCAGCCTCTCACCTGCGTAGTCTTCGCTGTAATGGCCATTGACCGGATAGATTAGATAGCAGCTACCATATCACCCTCCTTTCTGATAGGCTCGACAAAAGGGACTAATTTCTTAGTCCCCTTTAGCTTGCCTACCGATGGGTGTTGTAGCGTACGTCTTCTACGCAGCTCAGGAGGAAGTCGTCCATGATGTCGGAGTAATTTCTCATCCAATAATCCTGATTGGCAGGATTATTGTTGGTCTGAGTACGAATCAGCGCTTTGATGATGTTACGACGACGATTTACGGGGAGTTGATTAGCTATGGCTCCGAGTTCGCGAATGATTGTTTCTACGGTTGACATGTATAACACCTCAGATAATTAAGGGCCTCTCACCCCTTGAGTCCTCACTGTTACGAACTACTACCCGAGGAACTTGTTGGCAGCTTGCAGAACGAGCGGAGACATTTCGTTGGAATGATAACGGACCCAGTAACGGACATTGTTGACATTACCGTTGGCAAAGGAGATCATGAGGTTGGAAAGGATACGAACGATACGCTCTTCGGCGAGACCATTAGACTGCAGGTCACGAGCAACGATACTGAAATTACGGATGTCTTGAAACAACATTATGAACACCTCGATTATTTTGAGGCCTCTCACCCTCATAGTCCTCACTGTTACGAACTACTATTCGTCTAAAGCGGCTCGCGAACGTTTATTTGCAGTTTAATGTCTTGCTTAGGACAAGGCACATGTTTCTTCGGTAACATGTGCTATCGCTACGATTGCGATCGGCTATACTTCGGAGATCCACCGAAGTGCCTCCTCGCGATCAGCAGCTCCACATTCGATGGCCGCATCGATAGCCATCTCAGTGTCCCTCTTTTCGAGGTCGTCTGTGGAGCCATAATTATACTCCATCAGATCTCGGATCATTTTGGAATAACCCATGATGTCACCTCCTTTTTTATCGGATTGACAGTTTAACGTCTTGTCTAGGACAAGTAGTACAAATCATACAAAGTTGATGCTTCCGAGAAGACAGACAACCAGAGCAATGATCGCCACGATGATCTGCTCAACCCACCACTTGAAAGAGAACTGATACGCCGAGTTGGCTTTGACCTTTGACATTGTAGTCATATTATTTCACCTCCTTTTTCGCTTGGATATGCTCTTCTGCTGGTTTTGATCCGTTCCTCATAACCATAATTTGTCTTTCCATAGTATCCCCTCCTATTATTCTGATAACTTGTTTATTATTATTCATAACAATCACTCCTCTTATTTACGAACCGTATACATACGTAGATGTATGTTTTCTCGAACAGCATAGGAAGCATACGTATATTTAACTTTACCATTATATGTTGTAGCGAATTTTCTCGCATCGATTTCAATTTCTTGATTCCAATAACTATTAGCTTCCATATCTTCAAGCATGAAAGCCATACCAATATTTTCATATTGCCATATATGCCAAAACTCATGTCGGATAGTTTCAAGTACTTCTTCGGTAGGACGTAATGCTCCTATTTTAACGATACCCGTTTGCATACTAAACGAACCAGTAGGAGGAGCTTCCAAATCTTCAAAGTAATCGAAGTCTGTTATTCCTATATACTCCATCACATCAAAGCGATAGAGATCTGCGTCGATATTATGTTCTTCACAAAGAGCTCTGAAATACTTAGTATACTCTTCGCGGAGATGTTCCATAACAGTGGCAGATACTATGTTAGTCAACATAATCATCAGCTCCTTTATTGTATCCTATTTATCTTCATTATCCATATCTTCTAATAGCTTAGCTATTTCGAATTTTAATATGAACAAATCGATTGCGAGACTATCATAGTCTCTCTTGTCTTGTTGAAGTTCTTTTTCTAAATCGATCATGTTGTTCATCTCCTTCATCATTATCTTATTTAGCAAAATCATAATAATTTTCATGTACTATGAAGCTTTCGATATTATAATATTCAGCACCATAAGCTACATAATCATAATAATCATTACTAGCAACTACAACAATTTTATCTTCTTTAGTAATGTTATTTTTATTTAACAATTCTTTAATAACTAAATTACCCCATATTAATTTATCATTATGATTTAATGAACCTAAATATAAATCATAATTATTCATTACAAATTCTAATTCAATTAAACCAAATTTACCCGATATAACATATACTTTATCACATGTTTCAATTAATTTATTTACATTATTTTGAAAGAATGGACTAGAATAAAGTTCTGCAGCTGAATGAGCACCACTTAATTTTTCTTTTGAACAAGAAAGCAAACCAATAATCATAATAACACTTCCTTACTAAAATTTAATAATTAAATTATTATTATTTACTATATCCGGGTGGATATAATAATAATTTAATTACTATATATGGCGCGCACAGGACAAACAAAATTTACAAAAAGAGCTCGCTATACAAACAAAATTTACAAAAAGAGCTCGCTATACAAACAAAAATTACAAAAAAGTCAACACCTGTCCCCTCATCCCCTTTTAGCAAACACCCCCGGGGGCCCTGAATTGGTCACCCCCCTGACCCAAAAAAAGTTGACACCCCTGCAAGATGTGTAGTATAATTAATACAATAAAGGAGGCGATTGAGATGCAAGAACTCAACAGCCCGACCATCGAGATCGAGAACATCGAGAACGAACCATTCCCTGGATCCATAACTACAAATAGACACCCTTTAAAAATTCTCACAGACAATACTATCAGCGTAGTCTGTCTGGCAATCAAGAGAGGCAACACCAAGAAAAATGCGTTTATCCTTGCAGGTATTACAACGCTACAATTTCAGGCTTTAACAAGGCCTGCAAAGAAACTACAGCAAAGATTGCAAGCGCAACATCAGCAAGTCCTCCAACCCCTAGAACAGAAGCTCCAGGCTCTATCCCTGTTAGTACCGGAAACACCAGAAGACCAGGCTCTCCTCCAGAAAGAGGAAGAAACTTTATACCTCGCTATTCAATCCGAAATGGAACAGCATTACCAAACTCTTCAGGACTTGGCAGCTAATGATGTTGCCCACAGAGCTGTACAAGCCGTAGCCTTGGCAGAAGCATCCCTCGAAGATGCTCTGGTTGACACCTGGTATCAGCTGCGGCAAAGTGATTGGAAAGCTGCAAAAGACCTCCTCGCCAGAAGATTCCCAAAAGAGTGGTCCGAAGCTGCTGTCCAAAGAAAAGCCGGCATCCTTCCAGCCGCAGGGGGGAATCAACAGCAAGTCAATGTTAACATCCTTAGCCAGCAAAACCAGCTTAGCCAGCATAGCCAGCAAAACGGAGCAGGAGCAGGAGCAGGAGCAGGAGCAGGAGCAGGAGCAGGAGGTAATCCTCTTCTAGGTACAAGGCAAATAATTGATCCAACAGACTGTAGAGGTAACAATAACAATGGATATCCTTACCAAGGCAATACACTTACTTTGGGGTATACGCAAAGCGTTCAGACAATGGATCTATCGAAGCTAAATCAGGAGGAGCTAGATCACTTTGAAAAACTTCTCGCCAAGGTCCCCTACACTGCAGATGATCCAGACGGAGAAATGGAGACGTAACCTAAACCAGTTCATCCCAGCTGCATGGCCCTTGCTGGAGCCAAATAATCCATTTCTTCCAAACTGGCACATTGACTGTATGTCAGAGTATCTCACGGCAGTTTCTCAGGGCGAAATCCGTCGTCTCATAATCAACATTCCGCCGAGGTACATGAAGCCTGTTTCTGTAGACTCCCACATTCTTCTACAGTCAGGGGAACGAAAACGTCTAGGGGATATTCAGGTTGGAGACATGGTTATCACTCATACAGGGCGTGCACAAAGAGTCAGCGCTGTCCATGGGCAGGGCCTTCTTCAATGCTTGGAAATTAGTTCTGCCGGCCGTTCTGCCGGCCGTTCTGCCGGCCGTTCTGCCGGCCGTAAAGTAATTACTGCTCCTGATCATCCGTTCTTAACTCCTCGTGGCTGGATCCAGGCACAGCACCTCACACTAAAAGATAAACTATTCCAAACAAAAGACGAGAACGAACACCAATCTCCTCCAGGCGCAGGCGCAGGCGCAGGCGTACGGCATTTTTTACTCACGGGTATACAAAATATTACCCCCTCTAAAGACATGCACGAATGTCGTTGTCTTACTGTAGAGAATGACCATAGTTTTACTGCTAACGACTTAGTAGTAAAAAACAGTCTTAGTGTGAGTGTAATGTGGCCCGTCTGGACGTGGATTACAAATCCACATCTCAGATGGCTTTTTGCATCCTATTCATCGGGTCTGAGCACAAAGCACTCCATTGACCGGAGACAGATAATTCAGCACCCTTGGTATAAAAGTCAATGGGGTCATGTGTATCAATTGGCAGGAGACCAGAATATTAAAACGGAATACATGAACACTGCGCGGGGACACATGTTGGCGACATCCGTAGGAGGTACTGCCACTGGTAAGGGTGGCGATGTCATTGTAGTCGACGATCCACATAACCCTATGCAAGCGGAATCCACAGCCCTTAGAGAAGCAGCCGTTGAATTCTTTGACAGAACGTTGACAACTCGACTGGACAATAAGAAGACTGGTGCCATCGTCGTTGTTATGCAACGGCTGCATGAGATGGACCTGACCGGCCACCTGTTGAAGCAAAACAATACTCTTCGCCCACCCCCACTGTACGAGAACATCGATGATTACGGTAACTTTATTGATCCGGCTGATTGGGAATCCTTACGAGATGAGCACACAGCTGAACAAGAGGCAAACCCGTTAACAGAATTAGAAAAACAGTTACTCCAGCCTGTCCCAGGTGAACGGCCGACTTCGGAGCAACTAGCCAAAGAAGAAGCTCGCCTGGAAACTAACATCAAAGACAATCAGGGGCAAATTTGGACGCACCTTTGTCTCCCAGTTACCGCTAGGAAAGAAACACAGGTTCACTTTCCGGTTAGTAATACTTACTATCTGAGAAAGGAGGGCTCTTTGTTATGGCCGACTCGAGAAAACCGAAGCGACCTCCAAAACGTTAAGACGGCCCTCGGTACTTATGGCTATTCTGGACAATATGAACAAGATCCTGCACCTGAAGGAGGAGGAATCCTTCAAACAGCCTGGTGGAGATACTATGCTATTATGCCATCAGTTAAAGATATAGACCAAGGCGTAATCTCTATCGACTGTGCCTTTAAAGACTTGGCCGATAGCGATTACGCCTGTTTACAGGCATGGTGGAAGATAAAAGCCAATAGATACCTCATAGACCAAATTAGAGGCAAATGGTCGTTTCCGACGCTTTTAGCTAACGTACGTGCATTTATCCGTAAACATGACGAGTGCAAAGCAAGACTTATTGAAGATAAAGCAAATGGCAGCGCAGTAATTCAAACCATACGAGATGAAGTTACTGGGATCATTCCAGTAGACCCAAGAGGTGGCAAAATCGCGAGAGCTCACGCCGTCTCTCCTCAGGTGGAGGCAGGAAATTTTCTGTTACCTGACCCACGCTTACAGCCATGGGTATCAGATTTCATTCTAGAATGTTCTAGATTCCCCAAAGCCCAAAACGATGACCAGGTGGATTGCTTTACTCAAGCAGCAACATATATGGAAATCAAACAATTCAGTACCTGGATGGCGAAGATTAATTGGCTGTAGGTACCGTCCATAATTACAAAGGAGGTTATTTAAGATGGCGCAGGAAAGAATTACAGTTGAGAACAGTACGCTGTTGAAAGATTCCTATGAAGGAACTGGTGGTTTTCAAGACGGCTCGTACCTAGCACAGCATAAGCGAGAATACATTACCAATTATCAGGTAAGACAAAGTCTTTGTTATTTTCTTAACTACATGCAACCGATTGTCAATTCCCACGTGAATCCGCTTTTCAGAACGTCACCTACCAGAAACTGGGCAGGTAAAGCTGCAGGTACTAGTGATGGTATTACTGCTACTACTCAGATGACTACTACTAATGCAAGTGGTGCCCCTTCTGGAGGAGCGGGAGCAGGAAGCAGTGCTTACTGGGATGCTTTTGTCAATGACGTTGATATGCATGGTACAAACTTGACATCCTTTATGAAAAGGGTAGCACAAGCGGCAAAGTTGTATGGTGTCTGCTTTATTGTCTGTGATAATGTACCAGAACAGCCGGCTACACAAGCTCTTGCGCTTGCTACAAGATCATTCCCATATGCATATATAATTGAGAAGCCAAGAATTACTTCGAGTTCGGTTGACCGTGCTGGTCGCTTGGTGAGTATTACTTACTCCGAAAACTTCAACCCAATTGTTGTAAGTTCCAAGCCGGGAGATCAGCAGTATCGCACATGGAATACAGCTGACACATTCTTGAGCGATAAAGACGGCAACGAATTAGTAGGTCAAAGCAATAAAGTGACGCACGGACTCGGTCTCCTTCCAGTGGTACCGCTGTATGCGCGGTTGCCCGTACCTGGAAATGTGCTCCCGGAGAGCGAATTCCTCTCGATTGCACGTACAAATCTTCGACTTTTCAACCTTTGTTCAGAGTTGGATGAGCTTTTGAGAGGTCAAGCCTTCTCGATCCTGTGTTATCCTGGCAAAGATGCGTCATCCTTGACACTCGGACCCAATAATGCCCTCGGATTTGACGGAGTAGAGAGTAGATTCGCGCCATCATTTATCGCTCCAGCTGCAGCGCCCGCTGACTGGCTCCTAAAACTCATTGATAAACTCGTTACCGAGATGTACCGTATGGCCCTTTTGAGCCATGCCACTGACGGAGCACAGGCGGAACAACGAACTGGTGCGTCTAAAGCTTGGGATTTTGAGAGTACGAATCAAGTACTCGCAGATTTTGCTTCAAATTGTCAGTTAACGGAATTTAATTTGGCCAGAGTGTTTCAAGGATGGACAAAACAAGACCTGCAGTTCTCTTGTACGTACTCAAATGACTTCTCTGTCGAAGACATTACGAGTGAACTGACTCAGTTACAGACAGCTAAAGGTATTGTGCCATTTGGACTGGCTGCTATCGCTATTATGAAGAAGGCAGTAACCAAGATCCTGCACGATGTCGATCCTGTTGCCTTGACTGCAATATTAGCGGACTTGGACGCCAACGGGCAGACATATCTTAGTGAGGATACAAAGACAAAAGATACGTCTACAGCTGCAACTTCTTCATCTTCTACGGTATCCGGGACAAATACTTCAACTAATAACTCACCGGGGAGTGACATAAGTACTACATCTGTAGTATAATAAAATTAGAAGTAACCCTAGGAGGTATTTTATTCGTGGCAAAATCAATAAGTGACGCCCTTGCCGCCCTCGAAGGGCTTGAAGGTGGAGAAGAACTCGTACAGGCTGTGCAAGCTGAACTTTCCAAGAAGAATAACGAGGCAAAAAATCTTCGGGATCGTTCGAAGGGTGCAGAAACCAAGCAAGCTGAAACCCTAGCCAAACTACAAAAAGTCGCAACGTCCCTAGGTATCGACCTTGAAGCAGAAGACTTTGACGGTGTCCTTGAAGGACAAAAGAAAGTTGTTGAGGATCTGAAAAAAGAGCTTATAGTTGCGAAGACTCAAGGCGACCAATCGAAACAAGAAGAGATTCGCAAAGCTCTTACCGAAGCTCAGGAAGCCAAGGATCAGACCGCTAAGCTTCAAAAAGAACTCGACAAACGGGCAAAAGAAGTAGCAGACGTCACAGGGAAATATACTACAGAGAAGGATAAGAGGATTGCCATCCTGAAGACACAGGGACTTACACAAGCCCTTGCAGAGGCAAAAGCCGTAAAACCGTCAGTAATTTCCAAGATGCTGCTGCCGAACGTTAAAGTCGACGAAACTTCTGATGAACTTCTGTTTGTTGACGAAAAGGGAGCCGAAGTGTCACTTTCAGAAGGAGTCAAAGCTTTCCTAGGAGCGAATCCGGAATTTGTAGTGAATGTACAGAATCCTGGCGCAGGCACTCCTCCGGGAACTGGAGCAGCTGGAGCTGCTGCGGCCCCGATAAAAGTATCTCGAGCTCAGATGTCGGATGTATCTTTTTACCGGACACATCAGAAAGATTTCCTCAGTGGAAAAATGGTATGTGAAGAATAACAATAGGGAGGTCAAATAAATGGCTGGCAACATTCTTAATTTTTATGATCCATTGTTTTATGCGCAGGAAGCTCTGATCGTCCTGGAAAAGGAACTCGGATTTGCCTCGCGTATTCACCGTGGATACAGCCCTACACCGCAACAGAAAGGTTCTACGATTAATATCAGCAAGCCCGGCACTTTCACAGCGAAAGATGCCCCTGGTTCTGATGCTCAGGCCGTAGAAGCTGGCGGAACCACGATCGTCCTCGATACGTGGAAAGAAGTCAAATTCAAACTGACCGACATGGAACTGACGTTCACCAAAGAAAAGATCGTCTCCGATCACATTCGCCCGGCTGCTTATGCGTTGGCTGACTCGATTGACCAGCGTTGCGCGGCTATGTACAAAGATATTTACAACTACACCGGTGCGGTCAATGAGCTGCCGACGGCGATCACGGACATGACCAAAGTCCGCCGGATGTTCCAAGATCAATTGATTCCCGATGACGGACAGCGTCACTGGGCCATCAATAGTGCTACAGAAGAAGGCTTGCTTGCCCTCGCGATCTTCAACCAAAACGCTGGTGTACCGAGTGCAGCAGCTGAGGCTTTCCTGAAGGGTTCGCTGGGTAGCAAATTCAGTTACGAAATCTTCGCAACCCAAAATGCGCCTTCGCAGACCAATGGTACGGCTACTGCGGCTAATGCTTCGGGAACTGCCGGTGCATCTACCGTCACGCTCGCTTCTGGCTCTGGCGCGACTCATACTTTCAAACAAGGTACGATTTTCACGATCGCTGGAGATTCTCAAAAGTATGTTGTTACCGAAAACCTCGCATTGGTATCTTCGGCCGGCGTATTGAAAATCTCTCCGAAACTGGCCGTCACTTGTTCGTCTGCTGCGATTACGCTCCTCGCCGCACATTCTGTCAACTTGGGCTTCCACCGGAACGCCTTCGCATTGGCTATGGCTCCTCTGTCCGAGCTGGGTAACAGCCTCGGTGTCCGCATGAACACATTGAGCTTCAATGACTTGTCGCTTCGTTCCAAAGTTTGGTACGATGCGGATTCCAGTGAACTGCGTGTGTCGCTGGATTGTTTGTACGGCGTTAAGACGCTCGATCCTCAACTCGCATTCCGTTACATTGCCACTCCTTAAGTAAGGGTGTACGGCGATGATCGAGTTTCAACAATACCTTGAGCAGGAATTGCGGGAAGTAGTACGAGAAGTACCGTTAGATTTTATCGAACAAGCTACTCGTACACTCGATGGATTTTTTACACAGTTTGCTTCTGCAGAGCATAGTAGGGTAGCAATGCAGGCATTCGAGTACTCAATGGGGGCTCAATTGGAAATCGATTTAGGCGTACCGTTATCGTTTCTGCTCACAGGTACTGGTGAACATGGTCCTGATGCTTCTGGATTTATTGTGGAGTCACCTACAAATAACATCCTGTCTTGGGAAGATAACGGAGTAAGGCGTTTTGCATCTCGCGTATACAACCCGGGACAAGAAGCCCAGTTTTCCGAACAGGATATGGTCGATGCAATTACGGATGCTTATGTTAGTGAGGAGGATTAATTTCAATGGCAACTACTGTATACATTTCCGAAGATGATGTAGAAGATGAAGTCCTAAAGGATACGATGCTTATGGCAGATTATGTATTTGCATCTACTGAGTTGGAAACGCTCGTCATCAACAGATTTGCGCTTACTGTAGACGTTATTGCAACTCCCCTCCATCTGACAGTGAAAGAGTTCGTGCTTGCAGTGGCCTACGCTCGACGGTCAGAGCTCAATATCGGAATGGGCAATCGATTAATGGATGGAATAGATGTGTATGCTTACAAGCATAAGATGTATTCTAAGAAAGTCATTGAACTTGCAGATCGAATTACTCCTTCAATGATAACGGGCGACAGTACCTCCGGTAAATGGTCTCCATCGATCGATTTGTTTAGGAGTTAAGGATATGTGGTTAGTGCTTTTGAAAGACCTGAAAAACTATATAGCAGACCAAGACTCTACGTTGTATTGCTCTATTGGTGCTACAGGTAAAAAGCCTAATACATTTCCCGCGATGTACTTTATCAGAGGAAAAGAAACCAATGTAGATTTTCACCAGAACCGCAAAGGCACTTGTGTCATCATTGTGGAAATTTGGGAAAAAGCTACGGAAACTAATCCTCAGGAAGCTTACGAGAAGCTGGCAGTGATTGAAGAAAAATTCTGTGATTACTTGGATGCGTGGTCAAAGTTAACGGTCGCAAGAACAGGAGTAGCTGCAGTCATATCGATAAGCTCTTTTCGCGGCGATGGAGAAGCCAATCGACCCTTATGCGCAAGTCAGGCGTTTATTCTTGTAGAATGGCGTCGTTCCTAATAAATTTGAAAGGTAGGTACACAAAATGGCTATTGCAACCACTGCAACCCCGTCAGCTGAGAATCTTATGCTTGGTGCCGGCGTAGTCTACTTTGATCGCAAAGATGCCTCCGGCAATAAAACAGGTGAGCGTCATCTCGGTAACTGTACGGACTTCACGGTCAACACGACCATCGAGAAAGTCGAGAAATTCTCCTCAATGCAATCCGCGAAGCGCTTGTACAAATCCACCATCAAAACCATTAAAGCGACCGGCAAAATTACGCTTGATGAATATGATGTCGAAAACCTGTCCCTCGCACTGCTCGGCGAAACCGGCGTAATCACCCAAGCTAGCGCCACTGTTACTGCCGAAACTTTTACCGCCCACCTCGGCCGTTGGACCAAATTGGCAAATCGTAATATTGCTTCGAGCGGCATTGTTGTCAAAGATGCTGCAGACGTCACTGTTCCGGCCAGCAATTACGAAGTGGATCTCGTCACCGGCCGTATCAAGATTATCTCTACCAATACCGCTTCTATTGTTGAAGGCGAAGCTTGCAAAATTGCATACACTTCCGCTGCTGAAACGTACCCGAAGATTGTCGGCGCAGCCACTGGTAAAATCGAAGGCCTGGTTCGCTTCATCGGCGATCCGACCTCCGGTCCGAAATACGAACTGGAAGCCTGGAATTGTTCCGTTCAGCCGGAAGCTGAAATCGGCCTGATCTCCGACGACTTCAAAAACTTCGTTCTGGATCTCGAAATCCAGGACGACTCCATTGCCCATCCCGATGATCCTATGTACCGCCTGATCAAACTTACCTAAGAAGTAAAACACTTACCGGGCGAAATAGTAGGAGGTTTAAGCAGATGGCAGCTGTTCCAAGTGCCGATAATCTACTTTTAGGTGCAGGAGAAGTCTACTATGCAATGTATGATAACTTAGGCGTCGAAGGTACGACTCGGCATTTGGGACACTGCTCTGCTTTTTCTTTGCAAGTCGAAGTAATAAGTAAAGAGATTCCCTATATTCGTACAGCAATTACTGATTTACCAAGATACAAAATAGTTGGTTTCAAAGTAAAAGGCTCTGTAACGATGGATGATATGTCTGCTGTTAACTTAGCAGGCTTTTTGGCTGGTGGAGTAGATTCGTCACATGTACAAGCAGCGTCTACAAATTCTGTTACTCTTCCTTACACAGTAGTTAAAGGTACATGGATTGGTCTTTATGATACAAATGACATCATGATAAGGCATAGAGTATTTGGCACGCGTTTAATAGATGTGTATGCAGGAGCTACTCATTACGTCGCAGGGAGGGATTACGTATATCATGCTCGTGCAGGCTTCTTATACATTCCGACAACATCAACCATGGTGGCAAATACTAGTTTGTATATCTCTTATGATATACCCGCAGCCGTTATCAATCAAATATCAATAGCTTCTAGTGATCCTAACCCAGGAAGACTTACTTTTATTGGAGACCCTACAACTGGTCCTGCATATATGGTAACTGTTAAATCAACATTAAATACCTCAACTGGTCCTGTAAGCTTTATCGGAGAGGATTTTGCTTCAGTATCAATTGAGTTTGAAGCTCTGGACCATTCTGGTAAGATGCTAGATGGTACTACAGGATTTTGGGACATAGTAGAATTACCTCCCGCGCTGGTCTAATTGCTTCCAGGTGAACGCGCGTTTTCAGGAGAGAGGAGAGTGCAACATGTTCGAAACTGGCGATTTACAAGTTCTATTTCCGAACAGAGAAATCACCCTTAACGGTGAAACAATTGAAATCAAACCCTTTCCATTCGGTAAGATTCCAAAAGTAATTAAACAAGCAAGTCACCTCATACAAATAGTAATGTCACTTCCAGAAGGTCTTATCACCGAAGAGGGCGACATTAACCTAGAAGATCCTGCGACTGCTATTGTACTCGCCTCAATGATGGAACACGGCGGCGGCGTTATTTTTGAAATACTAGCCATTGCTGCCAATAAACCGTTAGTTTGGGTTGAAGAGTTACAGCCGGACGAAGGAATTTTACTTTTAGTAAAGGTATGGGAAATAAATAAAGATTTTTTTACGAAGCGGCTGGGCCCAATGCTCCAGCAGTTAAAGCTACCCAAAGGCTTAAAACAGCAGCTTCAGATCCCTTTAGGTGGGGAGCCGTTATCCACAAACTAATAGCATCCGGGCATAGCTGGTCTGATATCATCAATGTTTATACTTTAGCACAAATTAAGCTATTTTATAAAGAAGCAAAGATAGCAGACCAGATAAAAGGTGCCGATGTGATAGAACAAACTTTCATAGGAGCACAAGGTAGTCATGACGGAGTAATTAAGCTAACTGACGCAATGAGGAATACGCGTGCGGAGGTGTAACAACCCTATTTTTATAGTTTGATAGGGTTGTTTTCTATATAGTTTAGGGGGTATTTCAAAATGGCGAAAAAGGGCGACAAGGAAATAAAAGTAGTACTAAATGCGGATCTAAACATTAAAAAAGTATTAGCCGCGTTACCTGCATTATCAAAAGCAGTAGAGTCATCTACTAGCGGACTATCTGCAGAGTTGATTAAAGCTCTTAATGAAGGTTTAGGAGTTATTGAGCAGCATAGTGCATCGATATTAAAAAAGTTTCGGGATGACAAACAAGTAGGTAAAGCTTCTGCGATTAAAGCAGCTTTACCAGATTTTAAAAACCCGGCCGACTTCCTGTTGAATTTGAAAGATATGGAGCCTGCAATTGCGCAGTTGAAGAAACTGCTCTCTGATGCTGCCTATACAGATATTACACCTGCTGTACTTAACTCGGCAAAGCAAGTAGCTAGTTCTAAAAAGAAAATAAATGACGCTGCTAATAAAGAAGAAGTAAAAGCAACTAAAGCAAAAGTAGACGAGCAGTTAGCGGCAATTAAAGCGGCGGCAGCTGAGGCAGTAGCTAATGCGCCTACGTTAAAAGTTACTCTCGAAATAGAAGCAATTAAAGCTAAAATGGATGAAGCTGCTATTGCTCGGGATCCGAAAGCGTATGAAGCACTACGTAAAACATATGAGCAAAAGAAATTACAAGAGTCACAAGAAATTGCGAAAGCTACCAAAGTAGAGTCAGATAGACTACTTGATATAGAGAAGAAAGCTGCTGTTGAGCGGCAACGTGTATTAGATAATATTAATCTCGAACAGCGATTAGCAGCGCAGCGTCGGCGTAAAAAGCAAGAAGACGATGATAAAGAAGCTGCTAGATTGGCTTTATTTAAACCCGGAGAGCGTTTAGATGAAGCTTTTGGCATGACTGTTACCCCTCCTTCTACATTGCGTAGAAAAGAGCTTATAGGAAGAGTGTTTACACCCGAAGAAAAAGAAGAGCTTCGTAAGGACGCTGAAGAACGCCGTAAGGCAATGACAGAGCAACAGAAGATAGATGATGCTCAAGCAGCAAAAGATTTTGCAGAAGAGCAAGCATTACTTGAAAAACGCGAGACGCTTCGAATTAACGCCGCTTTGCGTAGATATAGCAGGACTAAAACAAACCAACGCATTATGCGAGATACAGCACGTAAAAGTACTATTGCTGATGTATATCCTATAGAAGAACTTCCTACATGGGATCCTGAACAGCCAGCAACTAAGCCCATGGGAGCTACCGATAACTATATAGCACATCAACAAAAATATGCAATTACTACTGCTCAATCGGAAGCAGCTACTTTAAGACTGGTTACTGCTTTGGAAGAGCTAAAAGCCGCACAACAAGGAGTATATTCTCTCGATACCGAAACAAATAAGAAAAAGTACCTCTATGATGATCCTGGCGTAGCTCCTAAAGTTGCAAGCGACGCGTGGATGACACGTTCTATTCAAACGGCAGCACCTGGCGTAGAAGGTACGATGACTGATATACTTCACATGACTGACAGAGGTAAGCTGTCGCAGAAAATGGCTACACAGTTACCTATGCTCCAGAAACTTTTGAATGATCCGAACTTACTACTTGTCGGTAATAATATTGCCTATGACGTATACCAGATGATACAAAACGGTTTCCAAGTTCAGAATAAGCCGTTGAATTTGAATACTTTTAGTAATATTATACGAAGCGAAGCTACAGCAAAGCCGCTAGATTTGCAACAACTAGCAGAAAGGTATGCCGCTGATGAGTATAAAAAAGGAGGCGCAAAAGCAGTTGTTAAAGACTCGGGAGTATCACAGACTACTAATAAAGGACAGAAGTTCTTAAAGCCTACAACTATTGACTATGGTAACTGGGATGCTGAAGCTGCAGTAAGTATTTATGCTGGTATGATGAAAGAGCTCAGAGCTGAGCTTACTACTAAATATAAAAATGCGGGTGTAAATCCTGCAGACGTAGATAAAGTAGTTGACCAGGTAGTTAAGCAGTTAGTCGACCTAGGCGTACGGATGTCTCAAACACTAGTAACCAACTTCTATAAAGAGTCTAGTAAAATAGGCGGAGCCAATCAAGCAGATCCACGAATAAAAGAAAAAATAACTCGTCCCGCAATGATGTCTTTCGTAAATGCTCCTATACTTGCTGAGCAGATAAAAAATAATGCTTTACCTGATGCTGCACTTGCAGCACTAACGGCACAACAACGAATTGCAGCTGCAAGAGATTTACCAGCACAGGCAATTAAACTTGCTGGTGGTGTAATTGGTACTGATAGTGGTTTAAGCCCCGCTAATCTTATTAAACAATTAGAAAATCAGATAAACATATATATGCAGGCTCAGAAGGAAGGCAGGCAAGGAAATGTTACGCCTACCTTTTTAGAGTCTTTTAAACATATACAGGCACAATTTTCTCCTGGTTCTTTGGTAGGACAGATTGACAGGAGTTCTGCCGATCCTAAGAAAATTATTAAGCAATTTCAATCATTGAAATTATCAGCGTCTATGGTGCCTAATGAGATGAAGCTTTTTGAGCCTACGGTAGAAAAGATCTCAGATAAAGCTAATGCGATACTGAAAGTAATTGATGAATTAAAATCCATCAGTGTATATATGAATGCCGAAAAGAGTACGGCTTCTAGAAAAGGAGCGGCTTCTGAGTATTTACAATTCACCAATCGTTTGGAAAATATGAAATCTACTGCTATGCTGATCAATAAGCTGAACACACAGTTCAGAGAAATGTTACTGAGCGGTGCCGATTACGATAGTGCAGCTGTACAAGATGTACTGGCACAAATAAAGAAACAGACAATACCGTTTGATAAGCAAATTGCAGAAGCTGCATCGATCACAGTACCAAAAACTAAAAACTTCCCATCGCTGCAACAGCCTTATGACAATATTATAGATAGAATGTTTGACATGATTCGCGATGCGCGTAGTATCAATGACGTAAGCTTATCTACTCCTAAAGGATGGACCGGTACACGTGCTGCATTACCTGCAGAAACATATGCTTTAAAAGATATCAAAGCATTAGCTGCACAAGTTAAAGGATCTGCTGCTCTTACTGAAAGCGGTGTAGCTACAGGAGCAGTTTCTGCGGACATGCTATCTAGTCTGCAAAAATCTATACTAGCAGACAATGCTAATATGATTATTTCTCAACTTGGTAAGCAAACACTGGACTTCAAGAAAATGGTTACTAAATTAGGTAAGATGGAGACCAATATTTCTCCCGCAGCACAGCAGAATCTGATTGCTTCTATGGCAACAGTACAGCAAGCTGCTAAATATCAACAACGTATGGAAAAATATTTGGGCGGCCCTGTAGCGCAAGCAAATCCGGCAATTACTGATGATGTCAGAAGTAAAATGGAAACACGTGCCGCTACGATGATGCATCTGGCGTTCCGTCAGTTCCAGGATACGTTAACTACTGCATTATCTGGAGCAATGAAAACACCCTTCGCGGTAGACGCACGTAAGCTACTGGATAATATGCCTTTAGTCAACGCAGGATTCCAACGTGAAAAAGGCGACATGGAACAATTCCAATCTAAACTGTACGCCAATGCGGTATATTCATTATTGGGTAGAAAAGAACGTACTACTCATCGAGTAGAAGACAGTGATATATTTCAGCAAGCTAGTCAGTTTACTATTGAAGCAAACAATATGCAAGAACGTCTTTATGCAAAAGATGATATAGGTCAACGTGTTGCATTTGAAGACCAGCGAACTACTGCCACTTTCTATAAGAATGACAAAGCAACCATAGGCGCTAAAGTAACTGAATTGGAAGCAATGGTACGAGATATCACTGCTAGCTTAGACGAATTAAAGGCTAAAGCAGTAGAATATGCTACTCCTCCTCCTGATTCAGAAGCTGCTTGGAATCCTAAAATAGTTGAAGCTAATAAAGCTGCTATTGGTAGAACTCAGGATTTATTGGCAGATGCTAAGGCCGAGGTAATGCAGGTTAAAACATTACTTGACCATCGTGTAGTAATGGATTCTCAACTACTAGCATTTAAGGAACTGGATGAGACAGGGCGTACAGGTATTATAAACCCTGCAGCTATGGAAAATGCAGTGCGTAATGAGAAATCTATACGTGATGCTATAGTAAGATTGACTAGTCAAATAAAGATTGCTCAAGAAGGTCTGAAAAGTGGCGTAAAGTATGCTATTAAAAAAGGTGTACCTGCCGATAGTGCAATTTTAGCCGACTATCAAGCAAAGGGTATAAGTACTCTTGATTCGGCTAATGAGCGATTAAGTCTACTACATAAACAATACATAGAAGTATTGTCAGCTAAACAGGAAGCAACAGATGCCATACTCGGCGCTACACCTGAAGGCAAAGAGAAGATAGCCGTACGTGACCTGAAAGCTAAAAAAGAGCAAATTCTTCGCCAGACCCGAAAGGCGTCTCCAGGCGAACGGGCCGAATTGACTGCACAATTAGATAGCATCGATAAAGAGTTATCACAGTATGTTGATTCCATTGATGTACGGTTAGCTAGTATTAAAGAGTTGTTAAAGATACATCGTGCAATAGCTACTGGTACAGATGCTGATAAAGTATATGAAAAGTCTTTAATAGACACCAGGGAAGAACTGAAGCGTACACGTCGCGGAGCCCCTCCAGGCGGAGGCGCCTCTGATAGAGAAAAACAAAGAGTTACTTTACAAGATATAGAAGCTGCTAAATTAGCTTATACTGCTGATTATACTCGTGCTGTTACTACTGGTGGTACTGCAGGAGAATTGCAGAGTATTGAAAAGGCTATATCTGATTTAGAATTAGCTAGAGTATTAGAAATCAAAAAATATACTGCACAACAAATGGAAGATCCAGGACTGATGCAGGCTCTTCAACGAGAAGCGAATGCTACAGCGATGGCAATGATTAAGAAATCAATGAATAATGCTCTAGCGTCTGCTCCTACAGCAAGTGTAGAATCTGTACGCTTAAATATGGAGCTTACAGCTCTTAATAAACGTACCAAAATGCCGTTAACAACTGAGCAATATCGTTCGGCGGAAAAGAAAGGGCTTGAACAAGAACGCCTAGGACTGTTACAAGATCTTGGTAAAGCTCCTGTAGATTCTGCTGAGTATAATAAGCTGGTCAAAGCTCTTAATACACTCGACACCGTTTTTGAAACAATGTTTGGTCTCTATAATAAGCGTATATCTACTGCACGTGCTTTAATAACAAATTTAGTTGCTAAAGGTGATATGGAGTCTCCTGCATATGCAGCAGCTATAAAACAGTTAGAAGAGGCAAAGAAACAAGCATTTTATGGTAAAGGAAATGCTCCCGGAACCTATCAAGCAAAAGCAGCACAGGAAGATAAAATAGCAAGTTCTGTCGGATTAGTCAATGCACGTTTAATGCAGTACGTAAACATGGCTGCTACTTCTGATCCTAGCACTGCAGATAATAAACGTAGTTTACAAGATATTGAAGCAGGATTAAGTCATGCTATCTTTGATAAACTGAAACTCATAAGCAAGACACCTATGACACAGCGTGATACTGCGTGGGAAAGAAGTTTATGGATAGAAGCGGACGCTCAAGCGTATATGATGATAAAAAATACGCTGGAGAAAAAGCTCAGTAGCGTATATGCAGGAGAAAAACCTGAACAAACTAATAATATTCAAATAGCTTACGAAGCTTTAAGGTTACGTAAACCTGCACCTCTTGGTTCTGGTAGGCCATTAGATGCAAAGATAAACGATTTACAGAAGCAATCTCAGGCAGAAATTACCAAGATAATGGGAGAATATTCTGCTGGACAGTTTACAGAGATGTATACTGCTATTAAGAATGCTCTTGCAAATCCACAGTCTGCTTTAGGTAGTCTACAGGCACAGATAAATCAGGCAATGGGAATAAAAAATACCGCTGCAAATTCTCAGAAAATGATGATGGCTGGTCCTATACAGGCAATGAAAATGTCTGCTACTACTGGGTTAAAAGATATCATGGACCAGGTAATGACTACTACTCCTAAAGGATCTGCTGGGTATCCTGCACTAATGCGACAAGCAGAAGCCTATAGAGATACACTAACTAAAATTGCTAATATTAATAAAGAAGTATTCGGCGAGCATGCCACTGGTGCACAGGAGAAGACAAGAGGATTCTTCAGTTCTATGATTCGTGCAGCTACTGCTTTAGGAGCTGCTTGGTATATGATTAGTCGTATACAAGTAGCATTCCAAAGTCTTGTAATGCCGGGATTGACATATGCAAGATTAATTGAGACTACTAATGTAGGATTTGCTGCCATACTGATGTCAATGACTAAGTTGAATGGTCAGTCACTTACATGGGTTCAATCAATGAATATGGCCGCTGATTTATCTAAAGAAGTGACAGATAATGCTCTTCGTTTTGGACTAGATGCAATTGAACTACAAAAGCTCATTCAAGGTGTCGTAGGTGCAGGTCTCGGTTCTAATATGTCACTCGAACAAATTATCAGATTATCTACAGTTGCAGCCTCTGCTATTAAGCAAATTGGATTACCTGATACACAGTTCATTCAAGAAGTTCGAGATATGATGCAGGGCGGTATTCAGATACAGAGTTCCGTTCTTGCTACGCAGTTAGGTTTGACTGACGCGATTGTCAATCAGGCCCGTGCATCTGGAACGGTATTTGAAATGCTTATGGAACGGATGTCTGGTTTCGCTGCTGGACAATCTGCCGTATTTGATACTCTTGACGGAAAAGTAAACATGACTGTTGACGCTTTCAAACGCCTTTCAGCTGAAGGCGTGGCTCCGTTGATTAATACGGCAAAGCCTGTGCTCGATTTCCTCTTGAAAGAAATGATTACAAACTTTGACGCTTTCAGAAAAGGTGCTTCTCCTGAATTCAATACTACTTTTATAACAAAAATGCAAGAGGCAATACGTACTTTTATAAAAGTATGTAGAGATGCTATTAATGTACTTGAAGTTCTATACAATGCTTTTAAAATAGTAAGTAAAGTATCAGATTGGTTACCTGGTTCTGGTACTTCTCAATTAGCAGCAGTACTTATTTACTGGTTCGGTATTAGGAAAATAATGGTAGCTCTTCCTGCAGCAGGTAAAGCAATTGTAGCAATGTATCAAGAAATTAAAGCGGCTGCATACGCTGCATCAATTGCACAAACACTTGCTGGAGGAACTGCAACTACAGGTACTACTGCTGTTGCCGGTGCTGCTGTTGCCGGTGCTGCTTCTAGAGTAATATTAGGCTCCGCAGGCCAGGTAATAAGTACTGTAGCACCTGCAGCTGCCGCTGGTACTGGTATAGCAGGAGCACGTGCTCTTGTAGCCGGCGGAGGATTAGGTGCGGGCATATTAGCTGCTTTTGGCGGCGCTGCTGGTATTGCTAGTGTTGCTCTTCCAATAATATTAGCAGTAATTGCTACAGGCGCGATTGCATATTATTTAAGTAAGAGCGGTTATGGTAGTGCTTTACCTACAGAAAAAGCTCCTTCTATAGCAAACTTTACTGCAATGCGTAAAAAGTATGATAGCCCTCTCGAAGGTGAAGATGCTGGAGAGATTGGTAGTCTCTACGAAACCTATCAACGAGAGATAGTTCTTATTGATGACAAGCGTAAAGAACTGTTAGAGACGTTCCGCGTAGGTAATATTGATAAAGAAAAGCTCACCACCGAACTTACCGCCCTATATGAAAAAGAAGTTGCAATGGATATCGAGCGACAAAAAGTTGTTAAAGAGGCTCTCGAGAAGCAATTACTAGCTTTAGGTGCTCCTTTAGTCGCGTCGCCAGATCTTGATATCAGCGATATTATCAATAGAGGCGAATATGTTGGTAATGTTACTGTAGGAGAATCTGATGCTGTACAGGCAGTTAGAGCTAAGATTGAAGCAGTAACCGCTGAGATACAAGCACTGTTTAACATCGGTAAGTTAGCTAGAGATAAAGCAGCTACACTTGCTGGTATCGAAGCTAAAAATGCCACTGTTAAGCAACCAGAAATCGAAGCAATTCGGAAAGCAATTTCTGAGTATCACAGTAACCGTATTGACATGGAAGTATCAATTGCAAAGAAGAGCAATGAGCTTATACTGCAACGGTTAGAAAGATTATACTCCGCTCGTGGTATTTCCTCAGCTGATTATGTAGCTAAGAAATTAGCAATTGAATTAGCTAATATTGATTTGGATATTGCAGCTGCGAGACAGAAGCAAGGACTCATTATTAATGAGATGAGATTGCTACTCAATAATATGGTTACTACAGTACGTGATGCCATTAAAAATGCAAACACTGATGTAACTAAACAAAAAGTTAGAGCTACAAGCATGGGGGATTTGGTTGATCTTACACAGAAAAATGTAGGTCAGTATAAAGTAGGTTGGATGCCAGGTAGATATAACGCACAAGAAGATGGCGTATATGGTCAAGTAAACAGCTCTATCCTGTTAGATTTTCAGCGGGTAATGAACTGGTTAAGTATTAATCAACCAGGACAAACAACAGTTACGAGTACTAATCGTACAGGAGATCCTGGTGCTCATGGCGGAGGATTAGCATTCGATCTTCAAAATGCTAGCTGGTATGGTAAAGAGGTCAGAGCAGGTTCACCTGAATGGGTTGAAGCACAGAAAATGATTAAAGCATTCACCGATATGGGTCTTACTGTATTGAATGAATTAAATCCCGAAGATGCACGTAAACAGTATAAAGATCCAGCAAATGCTCCTGCTTGGGGAGGAGCGCATTTAGATGTACGTGTAGATAATTGGGCAGAATTACTATCAATGCCTAAGACAGGATCTGCAGCACAATTTAACCAAGACGTATATGGCGCTCCTACAGCAGAGAAGGAAGCTGTTAAACAAGGTTTAATAGCAGTAGCAAAAGCAGGTTTAGGGGGCCCCATGTCGGCGGGTAATGGCATGGCACGTATTGATGCAGAAGTTGCTGCAGTAATGGCTAGACTAGGTATTAGGCCGAAAGAAGTTAGTCCTACAGTTGCTAATGTAACAGATAAATCAACAGGTATCAATAGGCTGATATTAGATCGTTTGTTAGCTCTTAACTCATTAGGATCTAATGCTTTGGGTATACAACAAATATCTGAAACATTGAATACGCAAGGAGCATTTGAAAAATTAGGGGAACAAATATTCAATGCTGAAACACAAAAGACAATGGCTATTGAGAAGGCTTATTATGAGCTTATTGATAAACACATTGAAGATATTATGTCTACGCTTACTTTCCTGGACAAAGCAGAAAAAGCATCGCCTACTCCTATTAAAGCTTCTGAGTATAAAGCCATATCTGCTCCTTCTCAGGCAGATTTCGAGCGTTGGGCAAATCTACAGAAAACTAAACCTATTGAGGCATATCCGGAAATACTTGCGGAATTGGTTAAGAAATATGAACTTGAGGCAAAAAGCAATCCAGAGGCTAGAGCGGTACTTCGTACAATTCTAGACTTCATCAAAGAGAATAGGCAGCAACTTACTGAAGGGGGCCCCAGTGCGTTAAAAGGCTTTACTACCGTATCACAAAATGCTGCAGCTACTGCTAATGTTACTAGTGCTATAACAACTGCTGAAACATCCGCAGCTGCTTTGGAAAAGGGTACTAATGAAGTATTACGTAAGAGTTATGGAAAATCTTTTGCACAGCTTAAAGCTGAGTTAGATAAAGTATTTGCCAACGATGAATATGCTGCTACTATCAGAGTATTAGAAAATGCAATGACTAATCTACTGACGGTAGCGGGTAAGACTATCAATGACAAAGAATACATCGCGTTACAGAAGACACTGGAAGAAACTAAGAACAAGGTAAATGATCTCAAAATAAGTTCTCTGGAAATGTTTGTTGCAATGGCTAAAGGTGATTACTCATTAGCCGAAGCTAATCGTAAACTGAAGAACTGGAAAGGCGGGCCTACTGGGGGCAATGCAGTAGATAATGCACAGAGACAAAAAGATGCACAACCGCAACTGCAAACATGGCAAGCACAATGGGAATCACAACAAACGCAGCTAAATCAAGAGAATGCTTCTCCTAATAGAGATATAAGCAAAGTAATCGCACTCACCAATGCCATTGCAACTCTCAAGGGACAATACGCTGATTTGAACAAGGAAGTCAGCGGATTCTCCATATCAGGAGCTGCGTGGATTAATACAGCAGGGTTACATGAAGTAATGGCTACTAGTATGGCAGATTCTTTCATGAGTATCATTGATGGTTCTAAATCCGTAGTAGAGGCCTTTAAATCAATGGCACTAAATGTGGTTAAATATATTCTCCAAATGATGCTGCAGGAGCTGGCCTGGAAAGCAACTTCTTCTATTCTGAAGGGAATAGGATTTGGTGGAGGAGCTACTGCTTCTAGTGGTAAAGGATCCTTCCTTCAGGGTAATACTTCTGGTGGTATATCTGGTATTTTTGGACAGTATGCTGAAGGTGGTTTAATCAAAGGTCCAGGTACAGGTACTAGCGATTCCATATTAGCACGAGTAGCCAATGGAGAGTTTATTGTAAGAGCAGCATCTGTTGATACTTACGGAGTAGATTTCTTCCAACGTCTGAATAAAGGATTGATTCTTTCTAATAAATTGCCACGCTTTGCTGACGGCGGATTAGTGACATCACAGTCGCAAACAGCCAATCTCTTCCAGGCGAACGGCGCATCTTCTGCTCCTGCTTCTACAAGCAATTCCCCGTCGATAGTAATGCATATACACACTCAAAACGCAGAATCTTTCCGACAAAGTAAAGGACAGATTACAGCAGATATGACCAGAGCCTTGATGCAAGGAAGGAGAAATATGTAATGGCTACTGTACTAGGATTCCATGACGTACAATTTCCTAAAGAACTATCCTGGGGCGCTATTGGCGGTCCAGGATATAGTACAGGAATAGTTAAAACTGTTACGGGAGGAGAATCTCGTTTACCTATCTGGGCACAGGCTCGTTGTTCGTATCAAGTAGCACACACTATAAAAAGTCAAGCAGAGATGGATATACTACGTAATTTCTTCTTGGCACGAAAAGGTAAAGCGTATGGTTTTCGTTTTCATGATTGGATGGATTATAGTGTAAAAGGGCAGTACTTGTTTACAGGACCAGATATTCAAGGACAACTAGTCAAGACATATATTGACGACAATGGTTATACTGATACTCGAATTATTAGTCGTCCGATAATGGATACTATCGTATTATATGTCAATTCTGTAAAAGTAGCTACAGGTAGTGTATATTATATTAACTCTAATGGATTAATTACTTTAGGGTTTGAAATTCTCGATGGCGATATTATATCAGCCGACTTTGAATTTGATGTACCTGTACGATTCAATATGGATAACATGGATATTGTGGTTGAAGATTTCGATTGTTTCTCTTGGAATGGTATTACTCTTATTGAAGTAAGAGAGGTATAACATTATGATAATGGATACTATTATACCCGATGTTGATGTTGAAGCATTACCTTTTCATGAAGCATTATTTCCTGCAGCAATATCTAAAGGAGTTTCAGGAGGACCACGTTTCAATACTGGTATAGTTTGTGTAAGTTCTGGTAATGAGCAAAGAACACAAAATTGGGCAGATCCTGTTTACGCATTTAATGTCACACATGCAGTAAAAAGTCAAGCACAATTAAATATGCTAATTGCTTTTTTCAGGTTAAGAAAAGGTAAGGCAACGGGTTTTCGTTTTCGAGATTTTACCGATTACAAAATTACTGGTGGCTGGTTGATGACAGGTGACGCTGCTACAAATATGAACGGCTTACAAATTGCAAAATATTATATTGATATCAATACTGCTTATTATACGAAGCGTATAATAAAGAAACCTGTAGCAGGTACTGTAGTATTATATCTTGACGGAGTAGTAGCAGGTGCACAGTATTACACAGTAGACTATACTACAGGTAAAATAACAGCAGATTATATACCTACAGTAGGAGAGATAATATCTATTGATTGTGAATTTGATGTACCTGTCAGATTTGATATTGATGAGATGCCTGCCTCTATTGATGATTGGGATTCCTATTCCTGGAGCGGCATTACGCTGAATGAAGTAAAATTAGCTGACCCGTCCGCAGGTTCCGGTAATACTAATACCGGTGTATTGTTGTTTTTAGAGCAGCGGACTGTTGAAATTGAGTCCGATGGCTACTATGAAGAGATACAGCAGTTTTGGCTGGTGACTCGCAGTTTTACATCAAGCTTAACAACTGAAGTTCAAATCACGCCGCCTTATAGTTCACCAACGGATTATCCATATCAAGTAACTTTTTTTGTCGCGGAGGGGAACGATTATTTCATTTTGTGGAGTGGCGAAATACTGGAGCATAACGGCGTTCGCACAAATGTAGAAGCAGATGCGTATTATCAGGTTGTGCAGGATGCGAAGATTGAAAACGGCGAAGTTGCGTGGTGGGTATTAATACAAGGCACGGGTTATTATAACAACTCTACACAACACCGGCCTTGGGTTGTCAAGCTGCTTTGTTTCCACAATACACAGCTTTTTAGAACGGTGGATTATTCTGCTCAAATGGACGCGCTGGCACTTCCGGGTTACGTGGCCACACTAACCAACATCTCGCCGCAACGGTGGACAAACACAATATATCTGACGGGCGACCAGTACAACGATTATTCAGCAGCGGACATCGTTATCAGACAGGGATATTGGATGCGTAGTTTGTTAGGGGAATGGCTGTATGTTAGAAATAAAATTCGAAATTCGCAGACAGGAGAGTATACTGAATCAAGCATTAATGCCTTCCCGACTAAAACGAGAACACTTGTTAACGACATCACAATAACGCAGGTATTCAAAGCTCGCTCAGATGGATGGGGGGGAGAATGGATATATACCGAATACGGGATAGAAATTGGCCAAAGTACGTTTGCAGTCCCGGATGGAAATACAGGGTATAACAGCGGCTGTACCGTGTTTGGTAGCGGGAATGGCAAAGCGTGGGCAATTAATCCGGAAGATGGTACGTGGGAACTTTATACGCCGGGCAAAAATATACAATCTGGTACGTTTGCGCCATGCTTGAATAGAACCGCTTATCTTTACACGGGCACTTTACCCGCATTACGCTGAATGAAGTAAAATTAGCTGACTAATGTAGGAGGAGAGATTTATGCCTGCTGTTACTGCTAAAGAATGGCTCAATGATCCAGTAGTGCACCCTGCATGGTGCTGGTATTTGAAATTGACAGATGGTACTGAAATGGGATTTACTAGCCATGACAAAAATATAACATACAACAATGTGTTATATGAAGCTGCGACAGGTTTCGTACCCTCAGCAGTAGAAACAAGTAATAATATGGCAGTAGATAATTTAGAAGTACAAGGGTTCCTTAACAGTGATAGAATTACTTCTCATGATCTAATGTCCGGTCGTTATGATATGGCAGAAGTTTGGGTATATATTCTTAATTGGGCAGATTTAGGTAAGCTGCCTTTGATTGTACGACGCGGTATGCTAGGAGAAGTAAAACACAGTAAGCAATCATTCACTGCGGATTTGCGCGGGCTCCTGGACGCGTATCAGGCTAAAGCAGGTAAGATTTATCAAAAGATATGCAGAGCGCATTTTGGCGATAGTAAGTGTCAGGCAGATGTTACTGCATATACTGCTTCTAGTTCAGTGTCTGAGATATATACTGACGGAAATATTGAGACTTACTTGTCACAAGCTACTACGTTTTTTAACTATGGTATACTTACCTGGACATCAGGAAAAAACAATGGACTAAAAATAGAAGTAAAATATTATACGCTAACTACTTCTGGAGGAATAATTCAGCCGTTCACGCCCCCCATTTGGGTTCCAGCTGTAGGCGACACTTTTACAGTGATTGCCGGATGTGATGGTAATTTTACTACTTGTCAAGCAAGGGGAAATTATATAAATTTCAGAGCAGAACCCTATGTACCAGGTAACGACTATATGACCTCATATCCGTCCGCAGGTTCCGGTAATACTACTACTAATACTTCTGGTACAAGTGCTGTAACTTATCCCTTAATATCTAGTACAGGCGGAGCTAATACTTACTCATATACTGATACGAATGGTGTTATACAACATACTGATCAAACCTGTACAGTAGTTACTATACAAATAGCAGCAGCTGTTGTAACAGATCCTACAAAATTGGCCTATATTATATGGGTACCTTCTTTGACATATTTTTTAGAGGGAGGGCAACAATATACTATGGGACTAAATAATTCTTATATAGGATCAAGTAATGTACTTGCATCAGTTAATATAGGAGCGGCAGAATCAGAAGCTACAAGTACGTGGCAGCATTGCTCAACTACTGGTGCTTGGACTAAAGTACAAATTTATGGTGCTGATTACTGGCAAGCACCTGCAAGGACATTACTGACTGATCAGCCTTTAAATAGTACTTTTCAGATTGTTTGTAGAGCAGGTGAGGGTATTGATGCTGCTAATGTAATTTTAATATTTGGGGCTCTTGGTTCGATGTGTGATTGTGTTAGACCTCCTGCTGCTAATAATAATAATAATGATGGAGGTAATCAATAATGATTACAAGGCAAGCTATTATAAATGAAGCCCGTACATGGATAGGTACTAAATGGCAGCATCAGGCCAGTCTCAAAGGGGTAGCTTGTGATTGTGTAGGATTACTTCGCGGTACTTTAGGTAATCTTACAGGAGAAAAATACATTGAAAATGTAGATTATCCGGCTACATGGCATCTTTTCAAAAAAGAAGAACAGCTGTATAATAACATGGCAATGTATACCAAAGAAATACCTAAAGAGGAAATGCTCCCAGGAGATCTTATCTTGTTTGGTTTCGGTAAAGGTCCTGCACATCATTGTGGGATACTTGCTACTCCTACGACGTTTATTCATTCGTGGGCAGATATTGGTAAGGTAGTCGAGACTCGTTTGGATGATTTTTGGACGAAGCATATTCGTAAAGTTATGCGGCATCCGGAGGTAATTGATTAATGGCAACTCTGATAATCGGCGCAGTATTAGCCGCGAGTCCCATCTTGGGTCCAGCTGCATGGCTCATTAGTTCTTTAATCATGACAGGTGCTGGTTTTATCGATATGCTACTTTTTGCTCCTAAAACTCCAGATCAAGAAGGTCCAAGGATGGATGACCTAAAAATTCAGACGTCTACTTTTGGCGCTCCTATTCCTATTGTATATGGTACTACTCGTATCGCAGGTAATATTATTTGGGGTACTGATTATACTGAGCATACAAAAACAGAATCTGCCAGCAGCGGTGGAAAAGGTGGTGGAGGTGCTAAGGTTAAATCATATACGTACTCCATTACTTTTGCTGTGGGATTGGCGCAAGGTCCTTGTTCGTTTGATAAATCTTTACAAAAAGTTTGGGCTGATGGTAAAATATTTGATATGACTGATATAGCCTATACTTTTTATGAGGGTACAGAAACTCAAATGCCAGATACTTATACTGAAGGTATTTTAGGTGTAGGTAATGTACCTGGGTATAGAGGATTATGCTACATAGTTTTTCATGATTTAAATGTAAGTCCTATGGGTAATCGTATTCCATCATTATCATTCGAAATTAAGTCCAATAAAAGTAATAAGCTTAATGAAATCCTGAGCGATATAAGTCTTGATGCTGGTTTAACCGTTGATGATATTGATGTTACAGATCCTGCTATTTGTGATATTACTATTTCTGGTATGTATATTGATGGTAATAAATCGTTTAGAGAGCGTATAGAACCATTGTCTCTTGTGTATTTGTTTGATGGCGTAGAGACGAACGGTAAAGTAGCATTCAAAAAACGAAATCTTACTAAAAATGTAGTAAAAATTACTGATTCTGAACTAGGAGCGTATGAGTCGTCGGCATCAGAAGATCCATATACAATTACTAGGAAATATGAACGTGAATTACCTGCATCTCTTTGGTTAGAGTATATTGCTAAAGATGGCGATTATCAATTAGGAGGTATGCCTGCATATCGTATTAATACGGTTAGTAAAGAAGAGCAAAAGATTACAGTACCCATTGTAATGGAAGATGCTGATGCTAAGAGTGTAGCAGAATTACGACTATTTGAACAGTGGTCTTCTCGTAGTACTTTTGAAGCTGCTTTATCTTTACGATATGCGTATCTAATTCCTGGTAATCCTATTGAAGTTACGCTTAATGATGGCAGTGTTCATTTATTGATGATAGTCAAAACATCTTTTGGAGGGCCCGGCATATTCAAAATAACAGCAGTGTTCTCAGGTGCAACGGCATATACAACTGCAGGAGGAATTGTAAAAACTGTAGATACTATTACAGGGATTACTTCTTACACAACTACTACAGCCGCACGTATTGTGGATACAAGTGTAGTACAAACACCGGCATTACAACCTACTACTGTTTATCATGAGATAATGGATATTTGTCGCTTACCAGGTGATACCAGTACGGATTATGATTTTGCCTATGTAGCAGCAGGCGCTGTAGTTTTCTATGGTGCAAATACTTTACGCACCTATGACGGTGGTACTACTTGGCCATGGGCTGCAGAGAATGATGTCAATGCTACTATTGGTGCTACTAATACTCTTCTCAATTCAGGACCTGTATACTTCTTTGATGAAGGTAACACTGTAACTGTTACACTGATAAACGGTACGTTATCTAGTCATACGAAAGAAGAAGTATATGCTGGATATAACTTAGCAATAATCGGCAATGAGATTATTCAATTTAGAACGGCTACATTAATTGCAGAAAAAGTATATGTACTTTCGGGATTGCTACGTGGTTGTGGTGGTACAGATGATCAGATAGGAACGCATACAGTAACTGATAGATTTGTGCTGTTGATATTTTCTTCGTTAGAGCGAATGCCTATACCAACTACTGACAGAAATGTCATACGAAATTATAAATTCGGCCCCTACACAAAAGCTATAACTAGTAATCTTTATTCCGATAAGACATTTACAAGTACTGGAAGATCTTATAGAAATTGGTCAGTGTGTCAGGTAAAAGGCGTAAGAGATGATACAGGCGAGTTGACTATTTCATGGGTACCTCGTAGTAGAGTCGGTTCTACTTGGTCCGACTATATTGATGTTACTCTTACTAGTCCGGAAGTGTATACAGTTGAAATAATGTCAGAAAGTACGGTTGTAAGAGAAGTAACAGTAACTGCAGCTACTACATATGTATATACAGTAGCAAATCAAACAGCGGATTTTGGTTCTAGTCCTGATGAGGTTATGATACGTATATACCAGATGGATACAGTAATAGGTCGCGGAATAGTAAAAGAAATTACAATATAAAAGGAGAGAGATGTAATGAGCAGTAATTATACTACGAGAATAGCTCTTCCATACCTTGCAGTGGCACAGGCGCAAAAAGAATTAGCTCATAATGAGGCGTTGAACATACTGGATATTTTTGTTCAGCCAGTAGTACAAGCTATGCAAAACACTCCGCCAATCGCGCCTACATCTGGACAGGCTTGGATTGTCGGCAGTTCCCCTTCAGGCGTATGGGCGTCTCATGCTGATTCTATGGCTTATTATCTCAGTGGCTGGTTTTATTACTCTCCTTTTTTAGGTATGAAATTCTACAGTGTGGCTGATGATGCTGATTATGCTTATGGTTCTACTGGTTGGAATATTTCTGTAGGAGCACAAGGGCCTACTGGAGCTACTGGTGCAACAGGTGCAACAGGTGCAACAGGTCCTGCTGGATTGTCTGCAGATATGGTTACTAATACCTATTTAGCTAATATGGTCACAGGTACTATTAAAGGACGTGTGGCTGCAGGTACGGGTGATCCTTCTGATTTGACTGCCGCACAAGTACGTACTTTATTAAATGTAGCAGAAATCGGTAGTACTCCGGTAGATTTCACAATGTTTTTTCCAGGTACGTATACTGCTTCGCAAATACTTGCGAAACTGAAAATGATACGTGAAATAGTATTACCTGCATCGCTTACTGGATCTGTTGCTGATATAGGTATTAATCCTGCAGCCACTGCCGTATTATCTATATTACAAAACAATACAGAAATAGGTACGGCTTCTATAAGTACTGCAGGTGTTGTTACGTTTACTTTTACAGCAGAAATTACTTTAGCGGCAGGTGACATACTTAAGATATTGGCGCCTGCTTCTATCGATGCTACTCTTGCAAATGTATCATTATCTTTGACAGGAGTGAGATAAATGTCACTTATATTATTTGAGGGATTTGATATTTATAGTAATGTATTTCTAATAGATGCTGCAATAGTTGGTGCTACTGGAGCATCATTTCCAGCAGGTCGTTTTGGAGGTAAAGCACTTGCAATACATATGCAGTTACACAAATTCAAACAGAAGTAATTACTCAGTCTACTGGTGAAATACGTGTATCATTACTGGCTCTATCAGTACTAAGCAGTACAGAGGCACCAAGTAGTACTTACTACCCAATTATTTGCACGACTTAAAGGGGCCCAGGTGCACGGGTCCTAATTAGTAATAATTACTATTTAAGCCAAAAGTGTTGATTTTTTTATAAGGGTGTAGTATAATATATAATATAGGGGGGTCTATAGTATGGCATCTGGACGAGCAGATCTTATAATGGAAAAGGGCTCCGATTGGTACGTGCTGCTAACTACTAACCAAGTAGATGGCACTCCTACTGATCTTACTGGCTGGAATGCTCGTTGTCAGATACGTAAAACAGCTAGTACTTCTTCACCCGTAGTAGCAGTTCCTATTGCTACTATTGACAATCCATTGGATGGAGAAGTAGTATTGACACTTACTGCAGCAGAGACTTCTACCATACCTACTTCAGGATCTAATTTTACAGAACCATCGCGTTATCTATATGATTTGGAAATCTTCGTATTAGAAGACGTATTGGGTGTAGATGGCAATCCTGTATTAGATGCTAATGGTAATGTTACACAAGAAGAAACAACAACGGCTAAACTACTTCATGGATTCATAAGTGTAATTCCGGAGGTACCTAAATAATGGCTGATGTAGAAGTTGTTGCTAATAATAAGACTACTGCCGTAACAGTAACTTATCTACCTCGCGGACCTCAAGGCAAGCCCGGCAATCTCGGAGTTTCTGGTTCTAAAGGAGAAAAAGGTGATTCAGGTCCTCCGGGAGAACAAGGACCTCCTGGTAAAGAAGGAAATCCTGGTGTACCTGGTCTTCGTGGTGAATCAGGGGCTACGGATGCTCCCACTGATTACTTTTGTGGCGTAGGTGCTCTTAACTTGGGGCAACCAGTTTTCCTCACAGCTACAAATACAGTACTACCTGCGACAGCTGAGAATATTTCTCATGCTGGCAGAGTAGTTGGTATAGCCTTAAATGACGCTGTCACTGGTGAGATAGTACGAGTTAAACGTAGCGGAACCGTTACGAAAGATTCGTGGGACCTCACTCCTGGACAGCGTTATTATTTGGGCCCGGGAGGCGAATTTGTTCTTGATCCAGAAGGAATGGCGTTCGCACAGAAAATGGGATTAGCAGAAGCTGCAACATCGTTGTTTATTCAAATGGAGTCGCCTATAGTATTATTATAAGGGAGGAAAAATAACACGGCTAAAAAGTTTATTACTCTGGTAAATGGTGTACAGCATCTCATTCCGTCAATTGATACTTCAGCGGGTGCTGGAAGTGCAGGAGAAGTTATTGCTGCGGATGAGAATGGAAAACTCAACCCTAGCTTTCTTCCGACTGGTGTAGGTGCAGATAATGCATCGCTGCCCGCAACTGAAGCCCTTGCAGCGGGCGATTTCTGTAATATCGTAGTGTAGTGGCAAACGGGACGGCGTGCAGTATTCTGACGTAGCGGCTTACACCTATGATGTGGAACTGATTACCATCTCGACCGGCAAGGTCCATCGGTGGCTGAACGGCAGCGTGTCAATCAGCCCG